AATCGCATTGCTAAAATATGCGTAGTCTCCTTGTGTGAAAGCTTAGCCGATTACGTCAATCAGATCAATATCCGTGACAAAGACGGCAAATCTTCTTGGCCTCAAAAAAATAGCGAGGCGGACATTGACAGGATATTGAGTCTTATCAGCTATATCTCCCAGCAAAAGGAATATTTCAACAATCCGATTACAGAAGGTACCGTATTTATTGAAATGTCATACAAGCGCATGAGAAGGCTCACTGACTATAAATGGTTAGTTTGCTATACTGACCCGTCCTTTAAGGACACTAAAAAGAATGACTATAAAGCCACTGTATTAGTAGGGCGCTGGAACGATGAATTTCATGTGATCAAAGCATTTTGCGAACAGACCACAACAGCAAAAATGATTGAATGGCATTATATGATAGCTGATTTTGTAAAGGAGGCAGTACCGGTCTATTACCTCATGGAAGCCAATTTTATCCAAGATACGCTGATACAGGAGTTCTATAAGAAATCCATTGAAGGCGACAGAAAAGTCATTCCATTGAAAGGTGACCATCGTAAAAAGCCCGAAAAATTCACACGTATAGAAAGCCTTCTGGAGCCATTGAACAGCAACCAAAAATTATGGCTTAATGAAGCAGAGGCGTCAAATCCGCACATGAAACGGCTCGAGGAACAATTTTTAGCACTAGAACCGGGAAGCTCTGCACATGATGACGCTCCTGACGCTGTTGAGGGTGCAATATGGACGATCAATAACAAGACTACTCATAATACTGACAATATTCAAACAATACCAACAGGCCGTAAAGGCTCTAAACGCATCGCATAATGGACTTTATAACAAGACAAGATTTTGAAACACACATGTACGCTGGTGTCATTAATGCCATCAGCGATGATGATGAAGAATTACTGGACGAGGCTATTGCAAGCGCAATAGCTGAAGCTTGCGGCTATCTGGCTCGCTTTGATCTGGAAGCTATCCTGATCAGCGACGACCGCAAAACATTTGCAAACCTACGCACGTGGGTCAAGGATATCGCCAAATGGCATTTTGTCAACATCTGCAATGCTGCAACCGATCTGGAACTTGCGGAGACTAGATACAGTCAGGCAAAAAAATCATTGCTGGAAATCCAGCAGGGCAAAGTAACGCCAATGGGCTGGCCTCTGCCATCCGACTCGGATGATACAGCAGGCTTTACCATAGCAAGCAGACCTAAAAGAGGAAACTATTTTTAACTAAAATCATGGCTAGAAAAAATAAGAACACAACAAGGCAGAAAATGGTACCGAATACAACACATATCGTGCAAAATATCACGGTACAATCTGCAAACCGTCAAAAGACAGATATTACCAACTGGCGCAATGCTACCAGATCGGCAGAATCACTTGTACCATCAAGGGTATATCTCTATGATCTGTATCACGACTACTGTACGACAGATGGTCAGATCATTGCCGTTTGGGGCAAAAGACAGGATGCCATTACAACAGCAAATTGGGAATTTACCGACAGAGACGGCAATCCAGTCGATGAAATCAATGAAATAATCGACTGTATCGGTTTTGAAGATTTATTGAAAGAAATAATTGATTCCAGAGCTTGGGGTTATTCCATGTGCGAAACTTCTTTCTTCACCAATGAAAATGGGATGAACGAATTTTCACTGTATTCTATTCCAAAAAAACACATGCGTCCAGAAAAGGGGCAGATAGCAAGGCAGCAGCACGATCAGGAAGGCACCAATATCAGTGATGGTATTTACGCAAAAACGATCATGCAATTTGGCAAACCTAAAGATTTGGGACTGTTCCTTTCGGCTTCGATGTATGCGATCTATAAAAGGGGTGATATTGCCGACTGGGCTGAATTCATCGAAATTTTTGGACGTGGAATTATTGACGCTGAATGGGATGGCTTTGATGAAGGCCAAAGAAGAGCACTGGCGAAAGCTATACAGGAAATGGGCGGCGGTGGAACGATCATAAGACCAGCAGGCACCAAGGTTGACATTAAGAACAATACGGGCAATGCAAATGGAGAGTTGCAGGACAAATTCCGTACGGCAATGGACGGTTATATCTCCAAAGTACTGTTAGGATCAACTGAAACAACGGACAGCAGCAAAAGTTCTGGTTATGCTCAAGCTGAAATCCATAGCAAATCGGATGAAAAGAAAAACGAATCAGATTTGAATTTTGTTAGGCGCTGCCTGAATTCTCAATTCATACGGATATTAAAGGCCGCTGGCTTTGACACCAAGGGCGGAACCTTTGTAATAAAAAAGGATAAGAATCTTGATAAAAATGCTTTCGATATTCACAAATCCATGCGAAATGACTTGAAGATCCCCATTGATGATGATTTTTTTTACGAAGAGTACGGCGTGAGAAAACCAGATAATTACGAGGAGCTAAAAAATGAGCTTAACGGCATAAATAACGAGGAATTAGACAGCAATAGCCCTACCAAAAAAGAGAACAACGATACACCTACCCCTAGGGTTTCAAAGGGCAAAAAGAATGATACCCCCGATGAAACCAAGGAGGAAAACAGCAAAAAGCTATCTTTCTTCAGGAGGCTATTACGGCTTTTTCACCCAGCCCCGACAAGCAGGAACAGTCAGCTAGTCGGGGCGTTTGGAGATCACCACACGAGCAGTATTAAGCTTGCAAATTTTGTTGCTTCCAAAGTATTCGACAGGATAAAAGACGGCATTATCCAAAGGGCTTGGCGGGACCAGGGGAGACTTGATTTTGATCCCGAACTGTTCAACTACAAGGCCAGCACTTTGACAATCGCTTTTTCCGATGGATGGAAAACTAAACCTACTAAGCTGGTCAACCTTGGTATACAGTACGGCATAGATGACCCCAGCACGATGACAGCCTACGAAATGAACCTGTTTCGTTTTGCTGGGGCAAAAACATTGTTCGAGGCACAGCAATTAAATGAACTTTTTCGGCAGGTAAAATCATTTCGGGAATTTTATGATAATGCCAGTGCCATGCTTGATGTGCATAATAAAATGTGGCTGGAGACCGAGTATAATACCGCTGTCGCCGTTGGTGAAATGGCAGCCACTTACAACAGGCTGATGAAGCAGACAGATAACTTTCCTTATTGGCAGTATAAAACCATTGGTGATGAACGTGTGAGGCATTCGCACGCACTCTTGCATGATGTTGTATTGCCGTGGAACCATCGCTATTGGCAGTATATCATGCCTCCAAATGGCTGGGCTTGCCGCTGCTATATTGTTCCTCGAACAAAAGCAGAAGTAACCGACGATATGATCAGAGCTTCAGAGGAAAAAGTACGGGAATATATGGCGACTGAAGAATTTAAAAAAGCATCCAAAGCAGGCTGGGGTATTAATCGGATGGACAAAGGACAGGTATTCACAGAAAATCAGCATTATGTCAACGACTATTTGGATGTAGTAAAAAAGATGAATAATCTCGGTATTAAGGATTGGGGTTTAAAACCCGTGGAACAGAATTTTACCGACATCAGATTTCAACCAAAATACAAAGAAGATCAGATCAGTGCAGCAATCGAAGATTTTACCGACAAGGCAATAAAAGTAACTTCCAAAAAATATGGATTGACAGACTATAACGGGCGTACCATCACCATTGATAAGGCAACGATAAAATCCCATACCAATACTAGGTATGAAAAATACAGAACGAGGCATTTGTACATGAATGAAATAGACACCGTGATCAAAAGTCCAGACGAGGTATGGTTACAGAACTACAATAATAAAAGGAACGAAACCTACATGTATTTAAAATACTACGACAATCAAGCTATTGTCGTTGTCTGCACGTTGGATAACAATCTTGAGCTAAAAATAGAATCTTGGTTCAGGCTGGATGACGTCAGGTTAAGGAGAGGACTGCTTATCAAAAATTAAAGCCGTTGACGTGAATCAACGGCTTTATTTAAGGTTATGTAAAGTACCACGTTGGAAAGCCAGTCACGAGCCACTGCCTAACCTTATCTGACAGTCTCAAGTTTACACGAGGTATGATTACACTACAAATATAGGAAACATTATGAACAAATTTGACAAACAGCTAGAGGCACTATTTAAAAAGATAGATGACAAGCTCAATAAAGCGCCTCAACTGGCAGCGGAAACAGCTGTCGAACATTTTCAAAATGCATTGATCCAGAAGCAGTGGAACAACCAGCCGTACGAGCCTTACAAAAATAAAAAACGTGAGCCTTCAAGAGGATCATTGATGTTTCGCACAGGTAATCTTTTTAGGTCAATACGGATCAATACGATCACGGGCGACACGATAACAATTTCCGCTGGCTCATCACGTGTGCCATACGCACAGGTTCACAACGAGGGCGGAACTATTAACCATGCTGCACGAACGACCATAGTCACGCATAAAGAATACAAAACGGGCAAATACAAGGGAAAAACGCTTTTTGCCAAAAACAATGAAAATGCCACATACAGCCAAAGGGCGAAAGTCGGTGCATATTCGGTAACGATGCCTAAACGTCAATTCATGGGTAAAAGTCCAGCGCTGATAAAAGATATAAAAACACGCTTTAAAAACAATTTTAAAACACTTTAAAATGAAAACAACATTTTTAAAAATACACCAGACATTACAGGACAGCCAGCTATTCAACTTTATTGATAGAGACCGCGGGCAAATTGATCGCTACGAGCAGCGGCCTGCTGTCAAATTTCCCTGCGCCCTTATCAAAGTAAATCAGCCCAAAAGGGAAAATCTAAATTCGATCATGCAACGGGTCACCGAAACAGTTCAGATCAGAATAGCTTTTGAAAGAAACATCGACCAGCACAATTTACAGTCCGCTGAACGGCTCGAATTGGCTCTACAGTATTACGACACCATAGAAGATGTAAAAACGCTGTTTCAGGGCTTAAAATTAGGCAATACGGACAGGTGGATATGTACAAGTATAGTTGATGACAATAGGCCTGATTTTGATGTGGTACAGATCACATTTACGACCAGCAAAATTGAAGAATAAAAAAAGCGACTATCACGTCGCTTTTTCTAGTTCCACACCAAATGGGGATATTTCCTTTTCAGCTGTGATCTGGTAGGTTTGTTATAAACCAAATCCTTTAAGAGATCAGCGCAAGCAGTCAAACGCTTAGTGATTGTGTCTTGAGAAATAAAAAATTCAGGTTCCAGATTTTCAATGGTTTTATCATGTCTGATCTGTAAAATTTCATAATAATAGTAATACCGATAACACAAACAAATGTCACGGTCTTGGGTAGCATTACCCTGAATACCCTGACGTTGTATTTCGCTTGTAAAAATCTTTGTTAATGTTTGACGGCCTTTAATCATTGATACAAAAATATATCAATTTTCAATGAATTTAAAAGCGAGTTACGAACAACAAAAAAGCCCCGAAAATTCGGGGCTTACAACTACCATGTGGTATTTTCTTTTATACTTTTATCAAGCCATGCTATCCAATTATTAAGATAAGATTCAGTAGCGACTTTTAACCAATCATTTTTCAAATTCCCCTCATTATCCCAAATTCCATTCCGTCTTCCAATTGCCTTCTTTTGCGCCACAAGAAAAAAATCAAAACCGCTCAAACTTTCCTGCTTATATAGTACCGTGGGAATACTTACCCTCATTCTATTATCTTTAAAATCCAAATGTACAACATAATCTATACTGTACTTTTGTTTCTCTAGCATGGTCAGTTTATGTACAGCAATCACATCGCTGTTTGCTGAAACCTTAATTGAAGTATTTTCAACTTTATCGATCACATATTTTGGCGACCGGTATAATTTGGTCATTGCAGTTAAAGCGGAGTTATATAGATCAGATTGTTTTTGATCAAAATTCAAAACTACAAAATCACTTTCCAAGTTACTTGAAGACTTAACTCCATCTGGAGTCAATGATACTTGACAAAATGCAACATTTAGAATCAAGCTTAAGATTAATGATATAGCTACTTTCATTTGACTAAAATACACTTTTAAATCTGTTTTAAATGCTTTAAATACATATTTTCAAAAGCTGTTACCAAGGCTGGCAATTCAGCCTCGGTATACTTATTGATATTTTTCTTGTGTTGTCCATACTTATTAACCCATTTATTTACACGATCCATATCTATTGCTCCTGTAGGATGTTCCCAATTCATTTCATGTGCCATTGATAAAATTTTACGGATCATCCTAGATTTTGGCGTTTCATATTTCGTCTGACCAGATAACAACGCTTTAATTATATTCGAAGCTTCATCAAACCGTAGCTCACTGATCTTTGTGGTACGACCGTCACTATAAAGCCATATCATTTCTTCTTTTGTTTCTACATCTAGTTGTAATCGGCTGATCTGATAACCGATCATACTATTTTGCTTACTGGTGGATGGTATGTATTTCATTATTGCATTTGTTTATTCCAATCTGTTTCATAATTCTCATTTCTCAAGTAGGTGTCATGATCGGCCTGCGTTCGCCATTTTACCCGTGCGAGATAAGTCAGGTATGGCTTGATTGATAGAATGCATTTTAAGCGTTGTGCTTCACTCATTTTCTTATAAAGCAGTTCTGCTCGTTTTCTATTTATCTTTCTACCATACGCATCCCAGAATGCGTCAAAACTCAAATTGGGCGGTACTTCTTCGAGTTTACCTTTGATAACTTTCGCTAAAGCTTCAATCTGGCTGATATGACGAGGAAAAACATTCTTTTCAAGATTAAGCAACCAAGAATTCTGGACGTGATCAAAATCCGCTTCGTTATTAAAAAAGTTTAGCCAGCCGTCACTGTTAAAGCCAAATGTCACAGCTCCTGTGAACATTTGCGAGGTTAAAATAAACTTTCTCATATCGTTTTTTTAGTTTCGTACACCAACAATTGAAACCACCTGATTAAATCAGAAGCATCCTGTTCACTAGCTTTTTTATATTTAACTTTTGTATAAGTTACGTGACCGTCAGGAGTACTTTCTATTGCTGATCTGTCAACAATTTCCACATACAAAACCATTCCGATAATAGTTTTTCGATGGTAAAATTTACCTGTCAATTTATAGTTAGCCATTGTATTTACCCCACCTTTTTAAGTTCGCTTTTTGCATCTACCCCCTTGTTTTTGGAAGCAGATTTTTTGTTTACCCCCTCTGTTTCGCTATCTGATTTTCTAAATAGCTCAGTCTGTTGGTTGTCATTATTTGACTTTACCTTATTCTTTGGATCAAAGAAAAGTGGATTTAGCTCCCTCGCTTTTTTCTCCCAGATGACATATGACTCGAAGCCTCCAAAACGATTTTTAACAGGTGTTGCAATATACTTTTGTATAATAATGAACATGCCGCCATCAAAAATAATATCAGCCGCAATTGACTTCCTTGGATTTCCTGACTTATCAGTATGGCAGATGAAAATAAAGGTCTTTTTACCTTCATATTTTTCTTTTAAATGCAGATAATCTGATTTTGACCATCCAGTATAATCAACACTGTCAATGAATATATAATCAGGACTATTACGTTTTGATAAATAATTATCTAAATCTTCCAAAAATGACACATTTTCGGGCTTGTCAATGGGATCAACTGGGATAAAAAGTCCTGAAACATCTTCCATATTATTACGTATGGTAGCTGTTTGCAGGTCAAAACCATGTCGTTGTTCATAACTAAACCATGCAACTTTACCATGATTACAGAGTTCTTTTGCAAGTTTTATACAGAATTCTGTTTTCCCATTCCCAGAGAAGCCGCCAATAACACAAGTAAAATGCTTCGGTACATTTCCCAAAGTACCTTTGAACGGAGAGCCGTTTAAGTCCATCAACTTGAACTTTTTTTGATGAAATTGTTTTATACCTAATGCTTTCATGACTTTATCTTAAAGGGTTTTTTAACTTCATCAAACATGAAATAATCACGTAATCTTATCCTTAAATAATCCGTTTCGCCTGATTGAAGATTTAAAGTTTCGCTATGGCCGTAAGTTTTACAGTTATCAAGGTTGATAAAACCTGCACTAACAACACTGATATTTATTTTAGGGTATTGAGTTTTCAAAAGTGCTAATACTTGGTCTGCGATATCGCAATGATTTAATTCATTCGGAAAAATGATTGGATAGGTAACAGCCTGATCCTCGTCAAGCTGCTTGTGTATCATGATATACTTCATTCCGTAATCTTGCTAATGTTAAGAATTAAACCTTGGTAGTCACGCTCAAAACTGCTTCTAACGTCAAACGGTGATGTTCCATACATGTTGACATGATTACGCATCGCATTTTTGTCCATCCCGATTTGATAATCTACACGGAATTTAATAAGCACACTAGCTGTAGAGCGCAAATACACAACCTTTGTATTTCCTTGAATTCCTTTTGCCTGACGGTCTCTAGTAGCTCTGTCTGAGATTCTATCTGCGTATGAACCTAGTAGACAGAAGTGTGTATACGTTCTATAAAATGTAGATTTGGATTCATGATCTACCATTTCCCATACTACCTTATTTGCGTCATTAAGGAAGTAAAAACGGTCGCCAATTTGCAGCTTATCGACCGTTGTGATCTCATTTTTTTTCATATTTATTCGCTTTAGATGTTATTTATTATTGTGCATGCAGACAGGGCAAAAGAACCCCTCTAACCTCATATCATATTCATGTCCACACTTGGTGCAGACGAACCACTTTTCGTGGTTATAGAGCTTTATTTTAGCATTCATTTTCAATTCGATTTAAATGTTTTGAACCCAACAGCGGTAACGATCCGCTGTACGTTCCATACTTGGGCTAATATTCGTCACAAAATAGATCTGCTGATTGTTCTGGTGTTAATCCGCTATTCCGATCTGACAAAACGGTATCACGATCGGGGGTGATTCCAATTTCTTTAAGTAAAAAAACAACCCTATCATAAAATTCATCTGGGGACAATGTATTAATCATAACTTGTGATTTTTAAGCTGTTAGTTTTGCAAAATTTAGAACAATTGGAAGCCATTCACCATCATCCGAGCGGTAAAAATATTCCGCATAGAATCGGGTCTCATCTGGCACAATCGATTCTTGCAGAAGGTCAATACCCATTTTCCAATGTTCATTGTCAAAGTCGTTTTTCATACCGATAAGTTTTAGCACAAGATTCTTGTCCAATTGTCCTTTTTTACGTTCCAAAAGCGATCGGATTAATTTACTGGTGTTAGAACCCTCAGGGTATTCAGATGTAAGGAAATCCAAGATATGAGCCTCTGCCTGTGTCGCACGCTCGTCAAAGCGTGTATTGTCAGAGCGTTTAAATACAACCCTGAATTGACCGTCAGCCGTGTCAAGCGTAACATTTCCTTTGCCCTGTGCATGTCGGTTACTATGCTCCTGCAACATCTTGTAAAGGGTTTCGATTACTTCAAAGGATGACTTTTTAAAACCTTTTAAAGACTCATTTAATTGAATCGCATAAGATACCATGCTAGTGATAGAATCATCCCGTAACGTTTCATAGGCTTCACGGGCTTTTTGCTTTTCGCTCAACTCGGATTGCTCACGCTGTGCAGTCAGGGCCTTTAATTCCTCAAGGGTCAATTCGCTCGCTGGTTTGTTCAATGTTGTTGTTTCCATTTTGTATTTGATTTAATTTTTCGTTTAATTCGTTCAGTTTTGTTATAAAGTGCCATCTGGCATCATGCTCAACATTGGGGTGATCCCGTAGCCAGCATTGAATAGCTTTGATTTCTGTATACAGGCTGTCCATATTCGTCATGTATATTGGTGAACATTGATTGTAATTGCATTTTCTCATAGTCATACCCAATAGGGGGAACAGTCGCATTTGAAATAAAGACATGCATCGCTAGAGCTTCCTGATCAGCCAGCTTGAATGACCATCCATGTTTTGTTGAAGCAATACGCTCAACCCTTGTCCTGATCCTGCAATAAGCTTTGTAGACAATATCATAGATCAGCTTTTCTGCTGGATCATTGGGGATGTTGGTCTGTAGCATCACACGGATTATTAATTCTAGCCCCTCAAGCTGACTTCTTGTCGTTTTCAATTTCATTATCCTGATCCTCCACGGCCTTAGCGGCCATTAAATACATACCTTTGAACTTTTGATTGTACCCTACAAGTTCATCAAATACCGTTTGACAGTGATTCTTAATGCTTCCTACAACGTAACTGGTGAACACTGTTGCAATATCTTCTGGACTGTAGCCCTCTTCTTTCAAGATTTGGATTGCGATGTATCGGGTGTATAGCATCAACGATTTACGGCAATCTGTTGTGATTTCTTCCACGTTAAAGCCCAAAGCCCCTGCAACCGTGCTGATGATTTTAAGTTTATTCATTGATTCCATGTGTTAATTTGGTAACTACTTCTTTGTGAAAAATCTCCTCTAGGATAACCTTGTGCGGTCTAAGTTCTATACCTTCGATATCATGAACGTAATCATAAAGAGCAGGCCAATTTTCGGCAGGTACCTCCTTTGAATATCCGATAAACCGAGCATCCCATTTCTGCCAATGGTTTAGCCACCATTTCCAGAAAAGAGGGGCATTCATAAACTCTTCTTTCCATTCACCTACCTCAATAACTTTAACGAGGTAATGAATACCAGCATCTAGCCACATATCTGCATAGTCTGCCTCACTGATCTGTAGCATTTCCAAGACTTTAGCCGTACGCTCCTGATTGCTTTGTTTTACTTGGTTCAACCAAGATTTTTTAAGTTTAACAGCTTCCATTATGCAACCCCTTTCTTTCTGTTATAGGCCATAACAAGGCGTTTAATACGTCTGATATCTCCTTCACAATCATTGGCAATCCGTGTCACTTCTTCGGGTTCCTCGACTCCATTGAGTTCAATAATCTGTTTCAGCTCCTTGAATGAGTTTTGAGGCAATTCGACGAACTTGCGTCCAAAACGGCTAAAAATCTCCTTATACCCCTTTTTGTTCATGTGTACTCCCTTTTGAATACGCTTCTTTAAATGGTCTGTAGCCTGTAGAACCAAACCACATTTACCCTCGGTCTCATTGTAGATCGTAATGAAGAAATACAGAACCTGATCACTGATTTTGTCCGCTTCATCCAGTATGATCAGAGGATTTTCAAGACGCAATAACGTTTCCAGTACAGCATCCATCATCTCATAAACAGTATAACCTCCGCTATCTTTACCCATCGCCTGCAATAGATCACCCAGAAAGGTTTTACGGTTCAAATGCTCTTTACACTTTAAAACAAACACGTTTGGACGTTCAGCAAACAGTTTGGCAGGTTCCGTTTTACCGCTGCCTTCATTGGCGATCACACAAAACACCTCACTATAATCCTGTGAATCCTTATATACCTGCATCATCTGACGCATTCTTTTAGTCTCTGCAAGTACTTTCCAGCCGATAGAAACCGCTGTTGATACCTGTTTTTGGATGCTTATCCACATCGCATCAGCAATGTTGTCCCACTTTTCAGCCAGAATATTACTGATAGTGGCATTGCTCACTTTAGCCAATTGTTTTGATGCAGCATTTTGGCTGCCTTTGCCAACTTTCAGTACAAATTGGTACAAGTCGTTTTTAATTTGCATTTTTGCCTCTGTATTCATTTTTATTCGCTTTAATGATGTTTACATTTTGCTCCTACGATGGCGATCGTAGGGGCTTTTTAATATAGATTCGTTACGTCGTCGTCACTATCGTCCTCATAGTGAGCTTCAATTTTTACTGTTGATCTTGGAGCAGGTAACTCTGCTTTTTTGCCGTATAGCTGTTGTATATAGGCCGCTTCATTATCATTTTTAATATCTTTCAGCATTACACCTGCCTGCAATAAGCTTTCGGGGTCAATATTGGTACCGTCAAGAGCTGCAAGTTTTTCCTGTAGCACGCTGGTCAGCTTTTCGGATATCTTTTTCTTATTGTCAAAGGCTTGATGCAATCTTTTTCCATCACCTTCATTGAAGTCTGCAATTGCAGATGGCATCAGTTCATATTGTCCAGTCACAAATCGCAAACCTTTACCATCCGTGATCATGACTTCATCCATATTGGCTGGATCATAGAATACATCTACCTTAGCACCGTTATAATTAAATATTACTTCATCTGGAAGATCAAAGCGCAATTTATTACCCTCAAACATCCCCATGACTCCCTTGCTCGTGATCGTTAAGGGTAAACCTTCACGTTTTTTGCCAACAATTGATAGTTTTGTCGCAACGTCAATTTGCTTTTTACGACTATTTTCACTTTCGTGGAATGCTTTTAACCATTCAATTTTACGACTTACACCAGTTTTCGGGTTGGCTTTTGTACGCATGATATTGATAAAACCGTCTATGATCATAGGCATTTGCTCTACAGATGGATGATTTTTTGCATTTGTCGCAATAGCCTCTGGATTACGTCTTTCCTTTGAAGTGATATTGTGGCCAGCATAATTGCCAAAAGGCAATGCTTTCAATACTTGATGCCATTCCACGCCGAACGACCTTTCGATGTACTTACCTTGTGGAACCTTATGCGCTTGAGGGGTGAATTTTCCCCCGACTTTGCGATAAAAGTCAGCGAGTTCATTCTTCATTTTTACATCCAGCCCCCAACGGTCGGTTTGCAATTGGTGTGCTAGATAATACCCTTCAGTCAATTCATGGATATGGTTCATTGCATTTCTGAATGCTTCATAAATTAGGTTATGTGTAGAACTATCACCATACGCATAGCCTAGGATATAATCGTTGTAGGTGTCGATTACCACATATAGCACAGGTCTATAAAAGTTATTTTTGACCTTTTTGCCTTTTGCGTCCTTATATTCAACTGTAAAATATAAGTCAAGGTTATTATCATCAGAGTTGAGCATGATTAAAGGAGCAGACGCCCGTTTACGACCAATTTCTTTGGTATACTTATTATATGCTTTCTTAGAGCTGTCCCGTGTAGCCATCAAAATGTGCTCGTTTTGACGTCTTATATATCCAATAGCCCCAGCTGTGTATTCCTTTTTACCGTTTTCACGAGCATATTTGTTATATGCAGCCGCTATTACTGTATCGTCGTGATTGTTATCATCAGCAAGCATTTTGAAAATAAGTGCTTCACCCTCTTCATCACGTTTTTTACTATTGCCATTTGACCAACGGTGCAAGTCTTTTTCCATGATAAAAAAATATCTGTCCTCTGGATCGGCATAGCTATTGAATTCCTTCAATTTCTCTTTTAACCGTTTTGCATTGGTAGGTAGATCAATATTTTGTTTCGAAATAAGACTGCTTACCACATCCCAGAACTCCATTACAGATATATTTAAAGCCTGTTTTAAAGCCCGTTTATCAGAAGTAAATTTACCCAGCATATTAAGCCAGCTTACTGACTTAGTATATCTGTCTACATAGTTTATTTGATCTTTACCCAGTGCATCTTTATCGGTTGCTGGTAATTTAGCACCATTAGGGAGAATATAATTTGTATAGTAGCTATGAGCCTGATAATCCCAGTCTATAAGGTCTAGGATAGGTTGCTTTGCAAGGTAGTCATACGGATTGCCATATTTTTTCAATACAACCTCCTTGCGTTTTGGTTGTAATGATTCGTATTCAATAAGAACTTTCCGACCATTACCACCAATACCATGTATAACTATGTTTTCACGTTTTTTGTCATTCTTGTAAGCATCTAGCCCAAAGAGATTAACGTATTCATCATAAGTCAAACACAATTTATTGGAGTTAATGTATTCCATAACTATAACGGTTTTGAAAGTATTCTACTTACTTGCTCAACCCCTAATTCAATAGCTTGCTTGAGAAGATTGTCTGTAATAACTATTTTCTGACATACTTTGCCTTTGCCAGTTTTGCCAACGAAGCCATTCCGAACCTTCTTAACCGCTGATTCTGAACAACCAACGAGATTAGCCACCACCACAGCTGGGACTATAATCCCATTTGCAATGGTTGAAAAATGGCACATCTCGTTTTTATTCTCAACTTTATTTTTCATATATTCGCTTTAATTTGTTCCTTTGCGTTCACAATTATACAGACAATATTCTGTATATACAAAAAATATTTAGACTTTTTTCTGTGGAAATTAAAACTGTAGATAGAATAAAACTGTATTTGGATTACCATAATATTAGCTTAAATGCTTTTGACAAAGCTATTCAGGCAGGTAACGGCTATTTTGGCAAACAGTTAAAGAGACAAGCGTCTATAGGAAGTGACGTGTTAGAGAAAATAGTCTGTATCTATCCTGACATAAACCCAATCTGGTTATTGACTGGTAGTGGAGAAATGCTAAAAACCCCAAATGCAAACAACTTAAATAATACAGATACCCCTCATTCATCAATCGAAAAACACAATAATTCAATCATAAAAGTTGCAGATTTTGACCCCCCAACTTTGAATAAAATTGACCCCCCAACTGACCCCCCAACTAATAAATTATGGCTACCGAAGGTTGTAATTGTCAACGAAAATGAAAGGGAATTAATTAGCTTGGTACCAGTAAAAGCAAGCGCAGGTTATTTGAATGGTTATGCTGATCCCGAATACGTTGAAACGCTTCCAACGATACGTTTACCTAACCTTGGAGCAGGAACACATAGAGCGTTTGAGATCAAAGGAAGTTCAATGAATCCAACCTTTCATAATAAGTCTATCGTTATTGGAAGATGGCTAGAAAGCTTTGACGATATCGTAGATCGTCGTATCTATATTATAGTAACAAATGAATACGGAATCGTTGCTAAGCGTGTTTTAAACCGTATTTCAGAGCGTGGAGTACTCACATTAGTATCGGACAACAGTAATAAGAATGATTACGGAAACTACGACGTTGAGCCAGAAGATATCAAAGAAATGTGGTATGTCCGTGCAAACTTATCATTCGAGTTTCCAGAACCCGACAACAGTCTTTTAAGTCGTATGGATGACATGGAGGCTCATCTTGCAATCATCTTAAAACAGCTAAATAATAAGAAGTAG